TAATACATCCTTTACAATATCGTAATTAAAGTCTTTCGGATTTAAATGTGCAGTTGGTGCTCTGCCATCATAGTCTGGATCGTGTGGAGTAGGCACTGCAACAAATACAATGTCTCTACCTTCTACTGCATCTTTAATTGTAGTCATCATTGTTACTTGATGACTAGTGCGCTTTGCAACATCATAACCCGTAACATCGTGTCCTTTGCTTACTATTGCTTCTGCACATGGCATGCCTAGCTTACCTGTTCCAATAAATCCTATTTTCATATGGGTTCCTTTATATAATTAATACTTTCAGATTTTTCAATATCTAAGAAAATCTGTTGGGGATATACTTCATCTTCGTTTATATATGTAAACTTTTCTATTTTATTAGCAGAAACTACTAACGGGTCAACCCACCAGTCTTCAAATGGCATCCATATTAATTTACCGTTAGAATCTTTGCTACAACATGCAACATTCTTAACTACTAATTGATATCCGTAAGATTCTAAAATTTCACGCGATTCTTCTGCAACTGATGTATCACTTTGCCAAACATCTGTTTCAAAAGTAATAACAGAAAATCTATGTGTATCTAACGGCAATCGTTTAAGAACTTGTAGAGAAATTTCGGGAGGGTCTACATCAATTTGCAAATAATCTGTCTGGGCAGCAATATTCGAGTTATCAAATAAATTTTTATAATTAATAGTAGTAGCATCTGCACATATAAAATTACATAGTGGTCGTTGATCAACCCAAAATCTACTCCAGTCTTCGATGTCAATAGATAGACCGTTAAAATTAAAATATTCATTTAATGCAAAAGTGTTACTTCCGTGACATGGATGATTTGCTCCAATTTCTACATAGCTTCCGTTTTTTTTGCCATCTAACATAGTTAGTACAAATAAATCTTGCCAAGCTTGCGACGGAGTAATAGGAATAAGTTGCTGATCTAAAAACTTACTTTTAAATTTTTCAAAATGATAATTTCTGTCATAATTCCAATAAGCCATTAGTAACGCTCCTTTAATAGGTTTTTAAATCCCAATGTCCGTAAAAACTTATTGGCACGTTTTATATTTTTAACAGGTGTCAGTCTTAACCATTCTCGATGAAAACCAACAGTATAAATATCGTCTAATTTTTCATTTTTTAAAAAACTTTCTTGTTTCCAAAAATATGTACTTTTTATAAGATCCAGTGAAACTTTTGGAGTATAGTTATATTTTTTACAAAGACTAGAGTATAATAAAAATTCACTCATCCGTATACTGCCTCTGTCACTAAACCATTCGAGTATTTTTTCTAAATTAGGTATTTGTTTCATAACTTCGTAATTTATTACAAACGGAAGTATAGGATTAAGATGTTCGTAATCTACAGGAATACTCAATTTATCAGCATACCGCTCGATTGTTGGAATATGTATCTCTAGATGAGGGTTATCATTTTGAAAATTATAACTCGAGCCATCGCCTGATTGGTTCCTAAATTGTTCCGTATTAATTTTTTTTAAAAATAAATTTTTAGTATCTAACAACAAATAATCATTTTTAATGTCTTTAGATATTAAAAGCTTTAGTATCTGTTGGATATAATATCCATGATATTTAGGATTTAATTTTGGCCACATGTCATTATCATATGTTTTTAACTTTAGCGTATGGTTTTTGTAATAAGGCGCTAATCTCTTTTTCCATACTGTTAAGTTAACATTTGCGCCTTCAACAATTACCCAGTGAGTACATGGCTCTACAAACAAACTAATACTTTCTGCCTGTTGTATCATTTGGTGACTATCTAATTCACATGTAACAGTTACTATATCCATTTATGATCAACCATTATACTATGCATTTGTTCAGCAATTACTTTATACCCTTTTTGATTTGGGTGTCCGCAATTCATACGACTTTTTAATTTAGGCGCATCTGTTAAATGTATCATACTATCGTAATCCATAAAATTATGAAAATTTTGGTTATAAAGATTAAATAATGTATTAAACGAGTTATTTAAATTATAGAAGGCACTTCCGTAGAAAAATTTATAACCCTTTGCTTGACAATAGTAGTCAATGCATTTCAAAGCATGTATAGTTTCTAAGTCAGCATCTTCACAAGTTTTCATTACACTGCTTATGTAAGCTTTCATTATTGGTTCATCAATGCCTGTGTTAACGTTGTAGCTGGCTAAACCAGTTCCACTATAAAAATTTATTCTAGTAGGATCTGATAATAAGAATATTACATAAACATTTTCGTAATGTCCTTTATGATCACGGTCATTTTGATCTATAAGTCTTTTAGCCATTGCAGTGTTTGCGCCGCCTGCCCATCCTAAATTAATATGATCACAATCCATTAGTTTAGCAAGAGCATCGGGCCAACTATCTGGACCAAATACGTCCCGTCCTAAATCAAAAGCTTGTTCTTGGGTAATTTTTTTAGATAGATAATCATCTATAATTTTATCAGTGTAGCAGCCTTCTCCTGCCGTCCAACTGTCACCTAATGCAATTATTAGGTCTTTTTTACCGTCAATACGTTCGTAATAATTATTAGGCATCGATAATATCCCGCAATGGATCAAATCGTACAGGACGCATTTTGTCTAAATTTGTAAGATAATCTTTAGTTTGATCTAACATGCTGCTCCAGTCTTCGCTCATCATAAATTCAACTTGTGCGTTCCATGCCTGTATTTCTGGATTATCAGAATGCTTACTCATAAAATCGTTTAGTTTTTCTGAAATAGCTTGTTTGGACTTTTGCGGCAACACTTTAGTAGATAGATATTTTGGCCAATGCAGTGTAGCAGCATGGAATGTTCCGTTAGTTGTACGCTTTCCTATTTTTTTATAATCTTGTGCCCAGATCCATTCAGCAAACTCAGGCATCCAATTTATATTACATGCTTGTATTGTAGTGTTTATATCTATGATTATATCACCGCCAGTGGTGTTGTCATAAATCCTTAAATGTTTTTCAATTTCGTCCCATTTAGAAGGATATCGAATATAAGAATTTAAATCTCCGTATGCATCTAAACTAAGCATAATATGACATTTTTTAAAATGTGTCCAAAGTTCTAGTAGTTCTTCGTCAACGATTGTTGCATTAGTGTGATATCTAATTTCAACATTTTTAGCATGATCAATTTTTACTAAGTGTCTAATTAGTGCTTTGTGTTGTTTAATTAGCAGAGGTTCGCCGCCACCGAATATTAAGTCTTTAATATCAGTTGCAGATTCATAAAAACTATCCCAAAATGCCTGATTTTTATACCATTCAAATTGTTCTATTACAATTTCACTTTTATGCTTCCAGTCCCATTTTGCATCAGTTGTAAGAGACGTTGCTAGGATCTTTGAATCTCTTAACCATTTACTACTGTCATGAGGACGACACATAATACATTGTAAATTACATGTATTGCCTAATCTGAAATCTACACTAACAATGCCGCTATCGAGTGAGCCGTCTTCATTAGTATCATCAACTATTTTTCTTAGCTCATGTAACTTAATAGGGCTCCAGTTATTAGCCCATACTTCGTTTTCGTTTTGTCTATGACTTTTAATGCCTGCTGCTTCTTCTTTATAGCAATTAGTACAATAAGATACTTCTTGTTCGGCTAACATTTTAAGACGCACATCTTTATATTCTGGGCTATTCCATATTTCTTCCCAAGTCATATCGTTTAAGTTTAATTCTGTAATAGGTGTTGCTACACAACATAATTGCACAGCGCCATTAGTCTGTGTAGCACAGTGAATCCAAGGCATAATACAAAATTTCTCAGATTTTTTTAGTTTATCAAGTATGTTTGACATTAATGTTCTCCGTGTAAGCAATTATATAAATCTGCTTTTAAATTATTAAAAATATTGAAATCATGATTGGTTTTAAGCAGATCGTAATTATGTTGAAATATTGACTTCATACTTATCATATGTTGTGTTAGTGTATCTTGAGGAAGATTAATAAATTCTTTTACACTCTCTACTGCCTTTAGTAGTCGGTGTTTATCATTTTCAATACTATCGTACGATTCGTCAATATAATCGCCAAACGTTTTATAACCTAATTTATGTAGTAGGTTAATTGTGCCAGGACACCCAAATACAACAAAAGGTTGTAGGAAAATTATAGGCTTGAATATTTTTTCGCTAAGAAATAGCGTGTTTTCTCCCTGTGCCATTCCTTCAAAAAATGTTTCTGTAACGATATACAAATAGCTAGAATAATATTTTTCCGTCTTTCCCCATTCGTTTGCAGCAGGATTATCAATTTCTGGATTTAGGCCATCATCAAATGTTAATGGCAAATTTGGTTTAATATCAGTAGTATACTTGTCAGAAAGTTCTGGATAGTTGTGAAGGAAGTTCTCCTCTACCCAGTTTCGATACCACTCGTTATAACTACCATTTAAAGCACTTGTAAGAATACCCTGATCTCGTAAGTCGTACAAACTAGCAACTACTGCATGACGGTGTATAGAAGGTCGTCGGTTGAGGCAAATAAACTTATTTGGCCTAGTATCTGCAACGTGAGACATGCTGTTATCATAATGTTCGTCTGTATAATAGTTTGCACATATTTGTCGTTCCCATGTATTAAAAACAACTGTTTTGTATTTTGGATTAGGGTAATAATTTCCAGACATAAAAACTATACTGTCTGCACTAATATTAAATTTTGTTTGGAGTATAGTAGCTAGTTCATCCCACCATGACCAAGTCCATCCCTCAAATGGGTTAATTAAGATAACTTTACACTGTCCGTCTTTAATCCTTTGCACTATCTTAGGGCTTATAGTAATTTGATCAAATACTTCTCTAACTTCCCATAAACTAACAACTATAGGATAAAAAAACTTTTCTGTTTTTGGTATCTTAGATGTTTTCCGATAAATTTTGTCAAACTCATCCCATACTGCATAAAGACCCATAGGTTGCCAATTATCGACAAGATAAGGCTCTATTACATCTTTTTTAAATCCATTTACATAAAAGATTTGATCTGTAGCAAGTTCTAAATACACTAATGTTTTACTGTCCATTATGCGTCCTTTAATTCTTCTATAAACCGTTGATGGTCTGTTCTTGCAGGATGCTGATATACTGCTTTAAAAAACTTGCTTTGTTGTATATCTAATGGATTTACTGAAATAGGAATGTCTAATTCATCAATAAGACTGTTACCTAACCGTTGAATCGATTCTAACAAGTTGTCATCATTTATATGTACACTAACAGTCTTGTCCCAATACTTGTTTAAATATTTAAAGTCTCTTACTTGTACATAATCCCAGTCTGTACACATTGTCATGTACAAGCCTTCTCTAGCACCGTAGATAGCCCATAGACCGTTTTCTACATCTGCACCTATCATAGTCCAAATGTACAGCCAATGTAAGCAGCGCCAGTGATTGTTTTTAAGTTCGTCTTTACTAATTCTTGCGCCACGGTCAGTTGCAAGCTTTACACCTTCTCTGAAGCCTGCTCTCCACGCTTGTCCAGCAGTTTCGTTGTTATATACATCTGAGTAACAGCTATTCATTTGAATGTACTGTGCGTCCCAGCAAAAGTCTACTTGTGCATGTGCGTTGTTAGGGTCAGCATTTTCGTGTGTACGCATATTTAACACATAGTCTTTAGGCCAACACTTTAGTCCGCCGTTGCCATACATTAATCCGTTTATTTCGTTTCTGCCGCACCAGCTTATTACTGTGTTTTTTAGATCAGTGTGTTCGTCAAAATCAAGTACTTGATTTAAGAAATCTTCGCGGATTCTATTGTCACCGTCTACTGTAATAAAACGATCTGTTTCACTTAGTTTAGCACATGCTTTGTGTGCAGCATCGCTACCATCTACTCCGTGTACACGCTTTGCCCAAGGAACTATTTTGCATAGGTCTGCATAGTTTTTTTCTGCGTTAGGTTCATCATAACTTAGATAGATGATGTCGTAATCGATTGGCTTAAATTTTGCCATTAAATAACCTCGTGTGCGTAACTGTCAAAATATTTTGCTGTGTATATACTTACATTTTGCGGGTCTTCTTCATCTTCGGTACTGAACAGAATAACAGATGTTACATCTGAAAGTAAATCTCCTACTGTAAACTCTAAACTTCTGTATAGTATATTAGGGTCATATTTTGACGTAACACTAAAATATAGTGTTTCTTTAGGATTATAACCACTAGTTTGTAAAAACTTTTTAGTATATGGGTTAAGTAATAAATTCCAGGCTTTAGAAAGTGTGTTTTGTTGTACTATAATATCATATGCTTTCTCAGTCTGCACTTGATATAATCTTTTTCCACTTAGTATTGTTTGTCCATTTTTTAGATTATCAGATGATGTTAAATTTAAACGCATGTCATTTGACTCTATACTATCATCGTCAGCTAAATTAATTTCTAAACAGCTTTTATTGTTGTAATATAACAGAGTAGAAAGTGCATTATAAAAGAACACACTACTTTTATCTTTATTAATTTGTTCTTTTTCTTCTTGTATACTGTATATACTATTATTGTTTAATATAATATTGCCAAGGGATAGTTTGCTAGTTGTAGGCAATAATTTATTTTCATCTGCATACAAGAGTACATTTCCAATAATAACTGTTGCATTGTCCATTGTAAATTCAGTGTCTGCTGCCGCATCTTCTGATATTTTATAAACATTGCCATTTAGCCATACATGCTGTCCTGCCAAGTGCGATAACTCTTTATACCATACATCAACATGAATACCTGTGTACTCAGGGTTCATAACTGTTTTTGTTACAATATGACTTTGTGTAGGCACTGTAGTTAATAACACATCGTCTACAAAAACAGTGTGTGTAGTTGTATTAAGTTTTGCATTTTTTTCAATATCAGTGTTAAGTTTATAAACTATATTGTTGTACCAAACAAAATCGCCTCGGATATAACTTTTTGTAATATCCCAAAGATAAACATCTAATCCCTGGTATACTTCTGTTAACGAAAGATGTCCTTCTTGTGTATTTTTAATAACAGGTAACTGATAAGTCATTGTAGCAGCGGTGTTATGACTGTCATCATAAGCTACTTCTTTTAACCGTATTTGTTTTAAACTAACATCATACGTTATAGTAAACTCTTCAGTTCTGCGTTCTCCACTAAGAATAGGCAACACTTCTTCGTTTTCAATTTCAAAAACTGTAAGTCCTTCATCAGGCGTATTTTTCGAGCTAATTTTATGTATCTTACCGGTTTCTTTTTCGTAATAAACATATGATATTGTACTAACTGGACCTGCATTAAGTTTTTTAAGTAAAGATTGTAAATCAGACATTTGTTAAATTCCTATATCTCTCAAGTGCAGGCGAGTTTTCTATAAAGTCTTTTTCAGTATAATGTAGTATTCCTGTTTGAGCATAATTGCCCAGTTTAGTGCTACCATCTTTAGAAATATAAACACCTATTTGATCTTGCCAACTACTATTAACTTCGTTCCAGCCTTGGCAATACGGTTTCATATGTGTAAAACTTGGAAATTTAGAAACCTTATTTGTTACAGCTGACTCGCAGTTTAATATGTTTGTTACGATAGCAGCACATACATCAATACTTACATGCTTAGGACGACTAGTTGCTTTAAGATGCTGTTCATAAAATGTTTCCCAGTTGTTAACTACTAATTCTAACCAAGTATAAAACTCTTGTGCAAATTCGCACTTCTTAAAGTAGTGCAATCCACTAAACAAATTAGGAAGATTGTTATCAATAAACGTTTGTCTATAATAACTAGTGTCAGCAATATCGCCTCTGTATGTTAGTACATTACTAGTAAAGAACATTTCGTAATTAGCTAAGAAATCCCACCATACATCAATGTTTTGTAATACTAACATATCAGTATCCATCACAATAGTTTCATCATAAGGACTAGCGTGATATAATTTATGTCTGTTTTCAACTTTCCAGTCACTGCCTTCGGCGCTGTCGCCAAACGGAATAGGTATAATCTTATCAAAAAGACTTATATACTCTTTTGGCACTTCATCATTTGTGATTAAACTAATGCTTGCATTATTATAAGTGTGTAAACTCATTGCTAATAAAGCAGCTTGTTCTACATAATTATCAGTTGCATTGTTTTGTGCAAGAACTACAATTCCTTTAGTCATTTGCAAACTCCTGATCAATTATTCTATTAAGACTAGCTTTGTTCATTACATGGATATTCTGTCCTGATGTTTTTAATGCCGTGTACTCACCTAGATAATCTTTCTTCTCAACTAAAAACATCATTTCATCTTCGTTCATCTGCCACAACACATCCTTGTCAGTAGTATATAACATGCTGCCTGGCAGTTGTTGTGCAAAGTTGCCTGGCTGAAACCCATTCATTATGTGTATTGCAATACTAAACGCAAAATCATTCCTAAACAACCCAGAGGTTATTTGGTACACTCGCCTGTAATGATTCCATTCTTGCTCAATATGCTTAACTAAGTTAAAGAAGATTGTGTTAGCTTCTGTCTTTCTAAAATACACAACAGTTGCCCAATAAAAATCAACACTTGTATTGCTTATTTTATCAAATTCACGTTCGTCTCGAACCTTTGCAATATCATCAGACTTTTTGTATATCATAAAATCTGAATCTGACTCAAAGCAAGATGCTAACAAGTTATTCGAAATAACATAATCAGTATCTAGTATTAATGTTTCGTCATATGGAGTAAGGTCATATATTCCTGCTCTGTTGTTATTTTTAAAACTGGCTGTCTTTTTAGAAAGAGTACCATCAAAGAAATAACGCATGTTAGATTCAGCAGTATAATCCAATTGAATAACTTTATCAAAGTCATCGATACCAAATTCTGATGTTAGATATTCTATACTATCAGTAGCAACCGAAACAGGAATATTTAAATGCTTCTTTATTCGTTTTGCAAGAAATACAGCCTGTTTTATATAATCAATATGTCCGTTATTTCTTGCAATTAAAACTGCGCCTTTACTCATAGTCTACCAATTTCTCTACACTTCTATTCTTTTTAAGGCTATCATACGCAGTGTAGTAATTATTAGATGCAATGGTATATTTGTTTATAATTTCACTATAAAAGTTAGCTAAATCTTCTACCATACACGGAATATTATTATCGTCTGCAATGACAATTTCGTCTTGATCAGCAGATACCATTGTGCTTACAAATGTAATCAGCTCACGGGTAATTGTAAATTGCGAACCGCTGTAAAAGTGTATCAATTCTTCTTGGTACTTTTCTGCTAACAGTCGCTTCTGATTACTCAGTGTTAGCATATAATTAGAAAAGTCTAGTGCTTTTTCTAAACGCTCATCCATAGTTAAACTCCTAGTTTATTATTACTACTAGTATATATTGGATTTAATGATTTGTCAAGTGGAGATTGGTTAAGAAAGTGGGCGGATTGTTGCGCCTTGGGGAATTGAGTTAATAATTACTGCATTATGCGTTGTGCCATTAATTGATATTTGACTATTCGGTGTTGCAGTTTCTATAACACTATTAAATCCGCCATACACAACTTCATCTACTCCGTAGCTTGGATCATTTGGAGAGCCGTCTACAAATTCTACTTTAAATTGTATTGCTGACGTAGAGTTACCTGTTGCGTGTTCTTTTGCAAAAATTCTATATTCGTTATTAGCATATACTGCGCCTCCGTCTCTAGAATATACTCGCTGATAGGCGCTGGTAAGATCATAGTTGCCTATATTAGTACCTGTTCCAACACTTGCATTATTCAATGTCGATTCTGCTTTGAAGCTTGTCGAGCCCATAGCGTTTAATATTGTTTGCCAGTCGACTGTTTTTGCTTGACTGCCAGTATATCCAACCGATGCACTTAACCGTATTTGTCCGCCTGCATTAAAAAAGTGACGCCTTTCAAGTGCAGTATTAAATGTTATTGTAAAAATGTGACTAATTGTACCTGTCCAAGTTGATGCAACCCTGGAACTACTTGCAGTAGGTACGCTGGCGAGATCTAAATTAGCAGCAGCAACAGAAAATCTGTCAGTAAGAATATTATTTCCTAAAGCTATTAATCCTAATATGTACGATTCTTCAATTTTATCTGTTGTTGCTCCGTTAGTATCATAATCTCCTATTACAAATGCATCGATAGCTGCTGCTGCACCTATTTGATGTGAACGCACTCGTATTAAGTCAATATATAAATCTTCGTAGCCTTGTGCTGTTACTTTAGAAGCTGTTGTCGGATCACTTACTGATCGTGTACCGACTACAGCATTTGTACTAAATCCTTGCCCATAGCCATAACTAGGACTGACAACATCAGAAGTGCCAAGCACATCATTTGTGACTATCCTAAGTGCGTTGTATTCATCTGCTAGTACGGTTGTTGGCATCTATCATCTCTTTTGTTATCAATGTATTTATTTAAAAAATAATACAATGTTGGCATGCCTGATTATGATAGCGGTTGTATGTTATAATATGCAGGTGCCGGAACAGTTACATCGCCATTTGCGCGGTAATGCTGTAGTGTACTAGTAAGCGTACCGTCTACGTTGTTATCTACATTGTTATCGAATACTACATCGTTAAATTCAATTCTAAAAGTAATACGTGTATCAAGATCTGATTTAGCTTTAACAGTATAAATGTTACCTGCATAAACTGCACTATACGTACCACTTCCTATTTTTTGATATATGTTTTGGTATGCCGGTGTTAGGTCATAATTACCGATGGCTGTTCCGCCACCAGTTGTTGAAGTTGTTGTATTTGCGCTAAATTTAATTGTTCCAGCTTGTGTGCATAACTGATTCCAGTCTAAACCTTTTGGTGTAGACGCTCCTGTGTTATTTGCACTTATTCTAAGTTCACTACCTGTATTAAAAAAGAACCTTCTAGCATTAACAGATGAAAATGTAACAGTTACTTCATGGTAAAGTAAACCATTCCACGTGCTAGATCTAGCACTTGCTATTGCAGGCTCTAATGCAGCTTGGCTTGTGTGCATTAATGTTTTATCTACTTGCACTTGGGCCATTAATGTTTCAAAGTCTACTACGCCTTTCTTTAAGCCGTCTGGATCAGCACTTGCTACACCAGCATCACTAATAAAAGAACTTGTGTTTTCAGCAACTATGTTAAGATTTTGTATAACTTGAGCAATTCCAATATCGCCAGCGCCTACTTGATGAACTCTTGCTTTAAGAATATCAGCATAGATTGCGTTCATATCAGCTGCTTCAACTACGTCTCCTGTATTATTAACAGGAGCACTAGACACTGATTGTCCGTAGCCGTTTTGTCCTGAGCCGGATCCTAATATGAGTGCAATACTAGATTGTAGATTATTAATTCGTGCTGCTGTAATATCTGCCATTTTTTATACCTTAAGTACGCATTCTACTAATTTCTCTTCTACTGAATCGTTTGACGCAAGTGCAATTCCTACAATTGCTGTTGTAGCAATAGTAGTACATACACCATCTGCCATCGCATAAACTACATCGCCTTTGCTAACTGCGCCTTTAACTCTTACAGGTAAACGTCCTTTAAGTCCAATGTATTGACCATCTGCTTCACTGTTCATCATGTATGCTGGATCTGTTGAAACAACTCCAATACAATGATTACTTGCAACTGCTGGCTCCACTTCGTGGTCTGGGTGACTGCATACTGATACTGCTGTACCTGCTGGTAATTCTGTTTCTGTCGTATATTTTTCTGCTAAGTCAGCATAACGTGCTTGTGTTGCAACACCTTGAAATAAGTTTGCTGCGATATTGCCTGTTGCATCTCTTACTGCAACTGTATTATTAGTTGCGCTTGCACTTGCACTACGGAAATCAGTACCTACTCTTAGTGTAGCTGCTTTAGATGCTTCGCCTGTAAACGCTACTGCGTGTACATTTGAAAAACTTAGTGCTGCTGTGCCTAATGCAAATGTATTATCTACTGCTGGAACTATTCCTGTTGGTACAACTGTACCTACGTGAGTTAATGCTCCGCCGGCAGTTGTAACTTTTAATTGGATTGTTCCGTTGTTAGTAACATTTTGTATTATGCCGTCGTATCCGTTTGCAGCAATTTTAACTTGCAAATCATTAGAATCGCCTATTAGTACTCCTGCATCCGGTACTTCGATTGCATTAGTAAATACTGTGTTGCCGGCACCAGTTTGTATAAAGTTTCCTGCTGCAATGCCGCCTAGCTTATCAGCATTTGTTGCTGTGCCGTGGAATCTGTCAGTTGTACTTGTAACGCCAGCTGTTGCGAGTTTGGTATTTCTTAGCGTAATACCTTTGTAGATTCTATCGAACCCTTGTGCAATTAGTGCTGTTTGACTTGCATTTAGATCAAATTGTGTTGGACTTACAACAAATAGCGTTTCATCTTCAATAACACTAGCAATTATTCCTCTTGTAGCACTTGTAGTATCAAGAACTTCGAGGCTGGACATTTGGGTTACACCTTCGCCTGCGTTCTGTGGTCCTATAAGTATAAAGCTTGTACCGTTGTAAACATACAACTGATCGTTTCCAGTATCCCACCAAAAATCAGCAGTTGCCAATCCTGATGGCTGCGTTGCACCTACTTCTGCGCCGCCTGTAGTTCGCCATTGTGCTCCATCGTAAAACTTTAATTTACTTGTTCCGCTATCAAACCAGACCTGACCGCTAATTGGCCTGCTTGGTTGATTTGCTCCGCTAAAGTTTTCCAGCAAGAACAAAAAGTTTTCATTTTGTATTTCGCCGTAACCTGCGTAGTTTTTTCCGATGAATTTAAGGTCAGTTGTTTGATCAACTGTGCCATCTTCCACTGATGTTAACAGTGTGTTGTTATATCTATCTATTGCATATGCCATTATTTGTGTAACCCCTAGTGCTATTAGTATTATTTATCGTTTATCTTAGTACGCAGTAACTGACTGATATGACCAAGCAGTGCCGTTCGATTTATAAGTCATTAATGTTCTTGCCGGTGATAGGATAACTGTTCCGCTTGCGCCGCCTGCGTCAAAAACAATGTCCTGTACCACTGATTCATTCTGTGTTCCGTTCGAATCAACAGCAATATAGCTTACATTCTTTGCACTTTCAACATCCACACCCTGTACTGTTGCTCCAGCATATGATGTTGTGTGTATACGTGCTACTTTATTTGTGTTTAGTGCAGCAGCAGGGTACATATCATTTAAGTATATTGCAAGAGCGTTTTGAAGCGCAGTGCTAGTCCCCATGCCTGTAATATCCATACTAAATGCAAGATCTGATGTAGCAATTTCTTCATCTGCATATTCTTTAGTTGCAACTGTGCCTGCTGAAGATTCAGTAACACCTAGTTCTGCCGCTTTCTTTGCACTAATTGCTTTACCAACGCCAGTAATTTTTTGCGTGTCAGTAATATTAATATCGCCGCCACCTGTAATTGCTATGCCAGCAGTTGAAGTAAATGCCATATCATTAGTAGAACTAATTACTTTACCATTAATATTAATTTCATCAACTTGTAGTACAGTAAGTGTACCTACTTGGTCTAAATCTAGCGCCTTTGTAACATTTACTAATGAATCATTAGTAAGTTTATTAATTCCGCCAATTTGATAAGTCATTAATGTTGAACTTATATCTATATTGACATTAGATGTCCATGCATCTTGTGCAGTAATCCAAGTCCATGTTTTAGATCCTACATCACTTGTATCTAATATTAAACCTGCATTGTCAGCATTAGTTCCAGTAAGTGTTACGCCAGCTGCTGTTTTAGCAATTTCAATATTTTTATCTTCAACTCGTAAAGTAGCAACGTCAATGCTTGTTTGGTCGCCTTCTACAATTAAGTTGCCTGTACAACGAATATCACCTTCAACATCTAGCGTATATGCTGGTAATCTATTAGTTGTAAATATACCAACTTTAGCTGTGCTTGCATCTACATAAATTGCATCTACTGAAATAGCTCCGAAGCTACTTGACTTAACTCGTAAGCTTAAATCGTGATCTGTAAGCTGGTTTTCAATATAAAAACGTGGTCCAACAACTTTTTGTACGTTGTTTTGTGATAGACCAATTGTTAAACCACCTGAGTTTTGAATTGTTAGTGTACCAGTTGTAATGCCACTTGCTGTTGATGGAAGGAAACTGTCCGCGCCTCTAACTACGCCGCCTGCTGTAACAAGTGCGTTTGCAGAATCTGCAATGCCTCTGTATTTAAAGTTAGCAGTATCAATAATGTTCATACCAATGTAAATAATGCCATCTGGATTTGCTGCTGTAACTAATCCTATTACTCGTTGTGCATAAATTGGAGTAAACTCAATACTACTAATTACGGCTGTAAGTGTTCCGCCTACATATAAATTTGTGACGGTACGTGATCTACTCTGCGAGTCAAGTATACTACCAATTTCAAAGCCACTTTTACCCTGTGTTTCTGAGTACTGTGGGCCCATTAGCATTAAATCTGTACCATCAAATGCATAAACTTGGTTATTTAGATTATCAATCCATAAATCGCCTGCAACCATTTGAGGACGAGTGTTTTGTACAATTGGGCCGCCACTTGACTTCCAGACTGATCCGTCGTATACTTGTAATCTTTGATCTGAGCTATTCCACCATAGTTGTCCTGTTAGTGGATTGCTGGGTGCGGCAGTATTGCTAAAATTTTCTAGTAATTTAATAAAGTTTTCGTTAAAATATTCACCGTAACCCGTATAGTTTCTACCAACTAATGTAAGGTTTGTACTAGCTGTATCAATTTGCCCGTCAATTAAGTCTAGTAGCAATGTGCCGTCTGTTTTGTTTAGTTGATAACTCATGTTATACTCCAGTATAGATAATATAATTAACTGCTAAGAATGGATTCATAACATCTATAGGCGCACCTAGTGTCGCATCTGTTTTGATTCCTCCACTCGATGCAATGCCTTGTGTTCCGCCTAGTCCAGGTTCAATCGGTAGTGAAATTGCATTGTCGTCGACTGGCTCTCCAGCTCCAACTCTAACACCGTAAAACTGTGTGCCACTAGCGCCTTCTAAATCATGTTCGTGTTCTGGCAAATTGTCAGTGCCTATCGTCTTAGTTTCTGCTCCTGCGTTTCCGCCTATAGCATCAGCAGCAATATTTGCAACTCTGTTTGCGCTTGGGCCGCCCATATTGTCAAGACCTAGTGCAAATCTGCCTCTAAAGTCTGGCAATGTAAATCTAGCAACGCCATTGTCACTAACTAAACTAGCATCTTTAAAGTTATGCGAGATCGCTAACCATAATTCGTTGTAATCAGACTTAGCAATTTCACTACCGTCACATAACAACCATCCATTTGGGGCTTCTACTCCACCAAATGGCATCATTGCGCCTGCTGGTACCAGTGGAATTGTTTTTAAGAAGTTACGTTTTGTAATTCTGCGAACACCTGTTGATCCTGTAGTTACGTTTAGTAGTAATTCGTCTGCATTGCCTGCATCGTAAGTAACAGTCTTGTTACTAATAAAGCTATCAGCAATACTTATAGCAAAAGTCTTTGTGCTTCCGCCAGTTTGCCCGTCAAACTCAAAGCTATTTGGAGCAACATCACCGCTTAGTGTAAAAGTTGTAGCACTTGCTAGTCTGTCTGCGCTGCCTGCTCTTCCGCTAACTGTGCCGCTTACGTTGCCTTGGATATTTCCAAAGAATGTTGTAGAATGTATTTCTGCATATTTGTTAATTGATGTGCCAATGTTTCTTGTACTGTTTGAATCAGGAGCAATATTGCCTGTTTGTAATATGCCGTTTATGTCTACGTTGCCGCCGACATACGCATTAAGTGCAATACCAATGCCTCCTGTTGTTGTAATACTGCCGGTGCCAATTGATGTAGAATTTTCAGTACTAGTAAGCTGTAATATACCTGTTTCAGCTTCTCCTGTCTTAGGAGATATCTTAATGTTACCTTTAACATCAACTGCTTGTTCTGGAGCAGGGTTATTAAATCCAACATTGCCGCTACTATTAATACTTATAATAGTAGGAGTTAGATTGCCATTACGCATCCTAACATCAATACTCGATCCGCTTGTGTTATGTTGTATAACACCAGTTTCGCCATCAATGCCTAGACTTAACTGTCCGCCTGTACCAATTTTAATGCCATCGTTACTCTTAACACTTAATTGATAATCTGTACTACTTGCAGCGTTACCTCTTAAAAAGTTACTTGCTGCAATTGATACGTTACCAACTACTAACGCTTCTGCTTTTTCAGCAGTTCCGTAATATTTTAGTGCTTGTACGCCAATAATTGCTTCATCAGCAATATTCATGCCAGGATTAATTCCAGTTCTAAAACCTTTAATCGACACCTTTGGAATGAAACTTTGGCTACTAATAATAATTACTGGCTGGTCTTCAACTCTAATTGATAATACATTATAAGTTATGTCATCTGTGCCTACAATTGCTTGTGCTGTAGCTCCAGTTAATAGTCCGTCACTAAAGTCCGGGCCTACTAATACCCAAGCACTGCCTGTAAACAAATATAGCTGCTGACTTTCTGTGTTAACCCACAAGTCACCTGCACTACTGTTTGCTACAGCAGGTGCTGCACTAGCTTTTTTAAGTCCGCCACTAGCAACCCAATTTGTGCCATCATATACTTTAAGCTGATCTACGCCTTGCGTAGAGTCATACCAAAGTTGTCCTTCTACTGGACGTAACGGGGCAGTAGTATTTGCAAAATTTTCTAATATGTGCAGAAAGTTTTCATTTACTGCTTGACCGTATGCTGTTGTTCCTCTACCTGGAAAACTTAAAGTAGTTTCACTGTTGAGCGTATTATCTGCAACAACTATTGTGCCTTTATTAACAGTGTCAGTATAATTTATTATATATGGCATATTTTATCCCTTACCCTGCCAAACTTTGTACACGTACAGTGTAGTCAATTTGTATTAATCTGTTAAGTGACTTTTGTACTGGGTGAAAAATAACATGTGTCATTAATCTTCCTGTGCCAGAAGCACTATAACTACGCAAGCCTAATTCGTCAAAAACATACGGACTGTCTGTTGCACTTGCAGTATCAAATGCATCTTGGCCGTTAGGCTCACCGTAATCAAGTAAGCAACTTACAACAATATCAGTATAATTTGTTCCGCTAACATGCCTAGTTTCTAGCTTATTTCTTGCAGGATCAGTGTTGTTTACGCTTCTGTCATCAACAACCTTAGTATAGGTTTGGTTGTATAGACTTGCATTTGTTCCTGTGCTATTAGGTGTTAGATACGTGATAATACCAGTTGGATCAACGCTCGTGCCGCCGTTTCCAAAGCTCATTTCATATATAAATCCTGCGCCAGCATTGCTCAAACTTTCAGCAAGTGCAATACTCATATTTTCATAGTGAATTGCATTGCGCTTGTCAATGTATACCTTTTGTGATTCAGGGTCAAATATCTTAATATGTCCCTGAACTAATACTCCGTTTGTGTCTTGCATGTTAT